ACACCGCAGTCCGGCTGTGATACCCGTGCAAGAAGGGTGTGTCTTGCAATCACTGGAAGTGAAACTGCTCCAGCTCTTCCAACTGCTGGAGCTCCCCGCTTATTTATTGAGCCTTGCGGGGAGTGGCTCGAACATCTCAACGTCATACGTCGCCCAGATATAGCCGATGGCTCCAACTGTAGGCGTGATGCCCGCTGTGACACCATACTGTAGATCACAAGGGCAGTATATGGTCTGCGAATCGCCACTAAGCGCTCCAGATCGATATAGATAATTCGACTTGGAGAACTTAGAAACATCCACAATAGTGGCAATCGCTTCCGGAGGCTTGCCTCGACCAGACATAGTGGCATTGTCTAGGAGACGGCACCCTGCGGTACCGGACCATACTGGTCCTCCGGAATGTCCATACATGACAGAAAGCTCCTCAGGCGTGGTAGCTGGTATATCATTACCATCATATTGAAGAGCCATGTCAATATTCCCTTGCACAGATGTGGAACAAGCAGGCACGTAAACTAAGTTTAGTGCATGCCACTTCCACTTACTGAAGTTGACGGCCACGCCACTCAACCAGCTAAAGTTAGCTGGGACTAGGTTAACCGATCTAACAGTATATTTGTCAGTGGTGGAGACTATCGTTTGTAATATCTCGTGGTGACGAAGACGGAGAACGCCCGCCTTACCATTGAACACAGGCATAGCCCTGCCCATAACAATTCCTTTCGCAGCAGGTTGTGAAACAACTTGCGCCGTGGACTTGTTGGGCTGTGCTTTTGACTGCTTGTTCCGTGGTCTGGACTTCTTCTTCTTCGTTTGGTTCATATCTTTTGTCCAATGACGGAGTTTCTTGGACTAGATATCTTCGGATGCTGGGCCACATCGGAGAGTTACGTAACTCGATCTCGATGTCCTGGAAATCTTCATCCTTAGAATGAAGGTGCTTAAACAGCGTTTTGGCCCAAGATGTCAGATACGCTCCTGAGGAATCAATGTGATGTGAACAAAATCCGACGGACCGAAGAAGCAATCCATCGGAGTCACAGACTTGGTAGTCCTTACACTTGTGTCCTAGAGCATCGTATTTATCTCTAGCTCCCTCAACATACCCCTCAACAGAGTCATCACCCATGGCTATACACCACGGGGACCCAATGATCTCTGCCATAAGGCAGCGGACTCTGGAGTTGGTGGAGGAAGTACAGTACGATCCTGACTTCATAACACCCGGCGAACACTGCTGGATGAGTGTTCCATCGGAGAGCTGGAAAACTGAATTCATGAAGCAATAGAATCGATTGCGCATACATTGTGCGAGGTTAACTCCAGCACTGCACAACTTGATTCTAATCTCAACGTCAGCCCACAGTTCCCAGTCCTGGACAGTCCAGTCGAAACCCGATATATCGGCTTCATACGCCGGGCAATGGGTGTGCTTGACGAGTAGATCACCAAAGATCTTTCTCGCTTGACTTTTAAGCGTTAGCCCCATGCCGGGTTTCGAAGGAATGGTATCCCAGAGAGCTATTTCAGCTCGGTTCTGAGGCCCGAAGAGCATGCGCTCGACGATCTGGTCTACCAAACTTACTGAACTGATCAATCTGTAGCGTCCCTCATTGATCTTCTTCAATGTGTGAGGCTCTTGTTTAACGAAGAGTCTCACGGGGTCACAGCAACCTTGATTGATTAACTCAACAGGACTGAGGCCGTGCAATTCAGTCTCGGCCAGGAGAAATAATCTCTCCGTGACAGCTTTCACGACAAAATCAAGATGAGCTGCCAATACATCTTGATTTCTCTTACATAAGGAGGCTAGTGGGCTACCGGGGCTGGAGTCTTTGCAGACTTCTCGCCCTTGCGCCGCGAGCCTCTTGACTTCTTCTTCGACTGCTGACCAAGACCATTTATCGGTTCTGAAGCAGCAACGGGGCCGGGTAACTGGGTACCTGCTGGCGAGTTTGTCACAACAGCTGGCGAGGTTTTCTGGGGGCTCGGTGCATCTGAACCGCTCTGCTTGGAGGAGAAGCGAGCCAAGCTCAGCTTTTGATCCTCTGGCTGGCCAATTGTAGTCGAGCAGCTCTGGGAAGGTTTCACTTGCAAGCTTAAAACGCTCTGAGAGAGCTTTTCTAGAGCTCTCTCTAAAGAGACAAGTCGACCTACCAACAAATTGTAGTCCGACTCCTTGCGGATAGTGTCCACCGCTTTCCCAGGAGTAATTCCCGAGCTCAATAAGGGCGGCAAGCGCGGTGAACTTGCGGCCCCTTTGAAGTTTAAAGGCTTCTCAACGGTCTCATTAGAATTCAACCAGAGAGCTACGGGAACATCGAAGAAGGCATCATCGTCTTCATCGTCATACTTATTCCAATCTTTGTTTCGCGGTATGTAGTATTCGCGGCCTCGGGTTCTGATTTTCCCAAAGCCCTCGATCTCATACTCATCGAAACTGGGCCGATCTACTGCTTCATCCTCAGTGATTTCGACGAAATTCAAGTCTGGGGGAGCTGTTTCATTACTGGATGTTGTTCTCAACACATAGCCGATGTTAACCGCTCTATTTGTTGAGCCAAGCTGGTCGTAACCAAGATGGACACCCAGGACTAAGCCATTGGAATTGTATAACGGAGACCCGCTCCAAGCTCTTGCAGTGGAGGCTTTGTGAATTATCCGCAGTGGATTGTCATCAGCCTCAGCGATACCAAAGCTGCTCAATAGCATAGTCGAGGCAGTGCCTCCGTAGACTGTAACATTTGAGCGCTGGTGTAAACTCGCGATCTTACTGGATTTAACTCCAAGATTAGACCACACAGCTGCTGGAACGGGTACTAGACAAAAGTCCAGCACCTTATTCTTCGACGAGAGGTAGGGTTTCATTTCCATGGAAATTTCCACGGTCTTTCCACCTTTCGCTATATGATTAGGTGCCTGGGACCACACATGATGCGCAGTCAAGAGGTAATCACCTCCGTCGTAAATTACTCGACATCCAGCGCCAACAACCTCTTCGTTAACCTTGAGCAACACGAAGCTGCCAGGTTCACTACGGGGCACGACTTGTGAATAGCTGTTGCCCAAGATGGCGCACTCGTTGTCTTCATCCTGATTTATCGTAGGGGAAGACATACTTATGAAACGCCACCATTTAGGTTGTATTACGACTTCTTGTACTAACCCGGTGCAATCGTCGAGAATCTTCCCGACAATTCCATCACAGGGATCCAAATAAGGATCGCCAATGAGCCGCAATCGCTTCGGCCGTGAGATCTTCTCTTCGGCTGAGCGATAACGCTGCCGCTCTATCCAGAATAGGCTTAGCGAGACTACCCACCACATTCCTGTAGTGAGTAGAGTCATCAGAGCCATCATCAAACTGTTGGGTCCTGCTTGGCAGTCCCCTCTTATGCAGTCGTAAGTCACTGCTCCAGCTGGGAGGCTGATGAGCAGCAGGAGGTAGCCAAACGGTGAACGATGCATTCTGTGCAGGCAGACTTGAAACGGACGATGTAACAGTCGGGTTTACCTTGTACGACGCTAGCTTCCTTTCGGCGCGCAGTCGTGACAATACCTCTGTTGACTCCGTCAACGAATACTGGCCAACAACCGGAGATCTGGCTCGACGGTGTGGGGGTAGTCTGAAACACCTGGTCACAGAACGAGCAACACACTTCAAAAGCGATGTAGTGGTGCTTCGCGCAGTCCGGGAATTCGCTTTCGTACAAATTCCACAAACGCACGCTGGGTCCTGCCGTCCAATGTCTAACTCCAAACGACTTAACTTTCCGCACAAGCGCAACCAAAGAGTTGACCTCGTAATCACAGTTGGGAAAGACTTCACAACTAGAAACGTAGGTCTTCTTAGCCTCAATTTGGTTGGGTCCGATGCTTCTGAGATTAAGCGTGAATTTCATTTACTTTAGAACCAACAGCTGTATTTTGCAATACGTCTGGAAATGGTACGAACATAATACTTCGTTCTTATATTTTGT